CGTACCATATTGAACAGCATATTTTCCCGCAGTCCTAAACTGACTTGCATTTCGTTTACTCGCATCAAGTGCAAGCATGGCGTTTGTTCGAGCCAAATTACTGTCCCCGATGCCCACATTTAAGCTGTATGTGTTAATCAAATCTGCACTTTCGCCCGATGCGTAGGGGTTAAGGCCACCCGCCGCCGTTCTAGCCGTTGATGCCGCCATTGCTCTTTCCATATTTCGCAAAACTTCAGCGCCCTGCATTTTGTAATTCACAGCGTCGATACGACCCTTAATCTCTTCGTTCCGCGCCTTCATTTCGTATTGGACTTGTTCCGCCTGTGCCGAGCGCACTTGGGCAATCCCGCTGACGATTGCGCCGATAATTTGTAGTGCTGATGCCATTTTACGCCCCCACGCTTACTTTGAAATCAAGCGACAACACTGTCATAAACAGTGGCTGGCTTTGACTGATTGTGATTTGTGCATCTCGGTCGTAACCCCGAAACCCTTGGGTCTTTCTTGGGCCTGTGAATGCGGTAACCGCACCACTGCCAGACAAGGCACCTTGGGCCAGGTTAATGTCCGTGCCATTCAAAGTGATGTTTTGGGTCAAGTAGAGAAGGGGTGTTACTTCCAAAATGCGTCGCTTTTGGCTCTGTTGTGACCCGCTGGCCATGCGCGGCTCAAACGGCTGCGTCTTAACCGTGATATCAAAGTTGAGGCCGACCTCTGCATACGTTGTTGGGACGCCACCGAGCGTGACATTTCCAGACGACACAGTGCCGTCAGAGTCCACCAGATCGTCCCTGATGACCTTAACGGTCTTGCCCTCAAGATGGGCCAGCCCACCGGCAGTTGTGTTGCTGGGGACCGCCTGATCCGGTGCCACTGGATTAGCATAGTATTGCACCGCCGCATCCGTGGTCCGGTCGTCGTCAAATGTTTCTAAGTAGTATTTGGTCGCGCCGCCAACCGTGCGTTTTACCACAGTGTAAATCGTGTCTAGGTCCACCGCCACATCGACGAAATCACCGTCTGTCGTCCATGAAGCCGGCGCGACAATCTGTTGTGGCCGGTTAAGCATGTAAGCGGAAATCGACCCTGCGAAGCCAACCGAAGCGGCTCTAAACCCGGTGGTATCACTGCCGTTGACCACCAACAGCAAATCGCCCTCGGTGGTATCAGTCGCCGGCCTGAGAGCCATGCGTTGCGGATCCACCAACATATGTGAGCTTAACAATGAAATATTATTGGCCACATAGCTCAGCTCAACGTCTGAGAAGAGCATTTCACGAACCGCTTTGCCCTGGCGCTGGATGAACAGCGTGCCGCCTTCTGCCGCTTGGGGCCGAAAGCCGAGCTTGCTGCCGCGACGTGTGGCAGATTTGATTGTGATGTTGCCTGGTGTTATCGGGTCAAGATTAGCCTGGGGCACAAAGAACTCTGCGCCGGTGGTGAAGATTTGCAAGTCTCGGCCCGAGCGCATCGCGGTTATGGCATTGACACTGTCGGTAATGAGCGTTGCGGCAATGGCGTCGTCATCAAGCCCCTCGGCACCTTTGAAATTAAAATACTGTGCAACTTTAGAACCCCAGAGCGTTGCCGGCTCTGAAGCGCTGCCGCCGAACCACAGCCGACCTTCATGGAAAGTCGTCGTCCTGGGCCAGCCGCGAGTGTTTGACCAAGCGGTTTCGTGACCAGTTTGCAAAGTCCAAGCGCCGGACGCAATTGCAGAAGTGGAGAAAAACGGAACCTCTGTAACGGCGGTGACCACAGTGCCGCTGCTTCGACTGATAATGCGCGCGCGACCGAAGTCTGTGTTGTCGGTGACGTATTGATCGATATGAGCGGTTGTAAATACGGAAGTGCTAGCCGTGAGCGTAATTGTGCCGCTGACAGCGCTCGGCGTAAGGGTGGCCGATGGGTTACTCTCAGCGGCTGTGAACAGCGATTTGGGGGGCGTCAATGACAGAGCCGCGACCGTCCAGGTCGAATTGTTCGCGCCGCGCACCACAGAGAACGGCGCAAAGTTTTCATTTACGACAATCAGTGTGTCTGCGCTTTGCGTAAAGTACGTCTTGTCCATGTCGATGGCCGACAGGCTGTAGAGCGTCCCAACAGCAAAATCTAGGTAGGAGTTGCCGGTTGCGTTAATATTTGTAACCAGAGTTTGATTGGCATAAAAGCGCAGGCGCAGGGTGGAAGATGCATTGAAGACTGATGCAACAATCATAAAATTTTGGGTGGTTGAGAACTCAAACGGGATAAGCAGCACACCGTTGGCTGGGTTGTCCGCTGTTAGGTCGCTAACAAACCGCAAGCCTGGGCGCCGGCTGAAACCGCCTTGTGGCTCAAACAGAACATTGTCGGCCAGGGCCACAGATGAATAGTATTGCTGCAAGTCTATGCGTCCGCGCAGAAGCGGGTCCAGCTCACCTACCGTGAAGCTCGCCTGATATTGCTTTAGCCGCCCCATCTAGCGAACATCCATTAGAATGTAATCTGATATAACAGACGGGGTTTGGCCACTGGCGTCAATGTTGACGGCCTGGCGAAAATAGCCGCCTCTCTGGCCCTCTCCAGGTGTGCCAAGTGCCACCGAGCGCCAGTATTCTGATTTGGTAGTTTGGTCTGTGATTACCTCTGCCATGTGCCAAGCAAGTTGGTAGGCCAAGAGCTGCACAAAGTACGAGGGCATCGCGCTCTCGTTGACAGATCTTTGGTAATCAATATGGATTTCTTCAGCATTGGTCATCAACACGGCCAAGCCAGCGGCTGACTGATTAATTTCCCAAGCCTTAAAGAGAGCAACACCCGCCGCGCTTGACATTCGAACCGCGCGGGGAACGCCCGTAAGTGTGTCCGATGGAATTGTATATTGGTAAATCCACTCGTTTGCCGGCGTTGCAGTATCGCGCGCAAGCTGGGTTTTGGAAATTGTAAACGACCAAGGGTACATCCCCAGGGTAGAGCGTGTAACTTCAGTGTACATCGAAGAGCATGCGTCCGAGGCAACCGAGCCATCCGTAAAACTGGTAATCGCCTCCGCTCCTAAAAACATCAGAGCTTTGTTGCAAATAGAAACCTGAGTATCACCCGCCGCCATGACAGTCTCCTAATAAATTGGCAGGGGGCGTTGCCGCCCCCCACCGGTATTTTTAGTCGCTGTCAGTCTGAGCGACAGTCGTACCGTCGCTGACGTCCACAACGCCGGAAGCGTTGCTGAGAACAATACAAATACTCATCGTTGGCGTGTTGTTGTCATAAACAAAAATCACGTCACCGATGGCCAGGAGCTGAGAAGCGCTGTTAAAGTATGCAGCCGAATTGACAGCCGCAATTGCGTCCGCCGAAGTATACGACCACATCGCGCTGTTACTGCCCTTTTTGGATTGGCCCCCAATTGGGTTGAGGCCTGTTAGTGCAAAAGCCATTTAAAAAACCTTTCCTGTTTATTCGGCGCAGACGACATCAACGATGCCTTCGACGTCTATTGCGGCAGCACCCATAGAAAGCATCGACGTCACTAAGAAAGAGGTTTTCTCGGGGATGTAGTTGATTTCAGTTTTAGGAGCTATTCCAACCGCGCAACCGAGCGAAGAACGGTGGAAGGCGAAGCAAGTGCGGTCTGAGCCTGATAGTGGCAGACCACCCTCATCACGGTCACCAACAATGTGGAACGTAAAGCCCATCATCTGATTGATGTTGCCCTGAACCAGTGCTTGCAATGTCTGAAAATCAGAGGATATTGCGCGCTCATCGCTAAGTAATCCGGCCAAGTTGTTGGCATGGACCACAAAATGACGATCGGTCGGTGGCACGTTGGCAGCATCGAGGCCTTTTTTAGCTGCGATGATTTTGCCCACGTTCAGGTTTGAGCTAGCAGCCGAGCCAGAAGTCACTACCGTTTTGGCAACGGTTGTACCAGCGGACGCAGCCTCTAGTGCATCGATTAGGATTTGGTCCTCACGACGACCGATAGCATTGCCAACCACTTGAGCCAGCTCTTGACGTTCGTCAAAGTTGACTTTTTGCTGATTGAAAATGTCTGAATACTCAGAGGCGACGTAATCGCTCAGTGTTACAGAAATTTGTGAAAACGCAGCATTAATAGGCACGACGTCCGTTTGTGGGACGCGAATTGACGCTTGGCCTTTGCCAACCTTTGGGAATTTGACGGTGTCACCAATGACACCGGTACGCATGCGCGCAGCACCTCGAAGAACGGCAGCGGCTTGGTAGGCCTGATGCACTTCTGCTTCGAAGAGTTGCACGAACGCTGGGGATAGATTCGTAGACATAATATACTCCAGCTTGAACCAAAAAAGTTAA